GTGTTCAAGTCTACGTCTGAGTTCAAGGATGCTTGCGATTACTTGAGTCGAGGAGATGAGAAGTTATTCTTTGAGAAGTGGTGGCAGTCCGAACGCTATGTACCGGATGGTATCATCGATGGCTCTACCCTGTGGGATGAGGTGTCTAAGCCTGTCGAGAAGAGCATTGTTGACTACCCATTTAGAGGACTCAACAAGCTGTCGTATGGTATACGTGAGGAGCTTGTGACTATCACAGCAGGGTCAGGGCTAGGTAAGTCACAGTTCGTGCGTGAGTTAGTGTGGCATGTGCTGAAGAACACAGACGATAACATAGGGCTGATGTTCTTGGAGGAATCAACCAACAAGACAGCACGTTCTATCATGTCACTCCATGCTAACAAGCCATTACACCTACCCGATGTAGAGTACAACACTGATGAGTTGCGTCAGTCGTTCGATGCTACGCTAGGCACAGGTCGTATGTTCTTGTTCGATCACTTCGGATCAACGAGTATCGATAACATACTGAGTCGAGTTCGATATCTCGCTAAAGGATTGGGGTGTCGCTTCGTGTTTTTGGATCACGTGTCCATAGTCGTGTCAGCACAGGGGTCAGGTGATGAGCGTAAGTCTATCGATGAGATCATGACTAAGCTACGTATGCTTGTGGCTGAGTGTGGTATCTCGTTGTTCGTTGTGTCACATCTCAAGAGACCCGATGGCAAGGGACATGAGGAAGGTGCTGCCACATCTTTGTCACAATTACGTGGCTCTGGTTCTATCGCACAGCTATCAGACCTAGTGATTGGACTGGAACGTAACGGTCAGGATGATGATCCACTTGAGAGACACACCACTCATGTACGTGTACTCAAGAACAGATTCTCTGGACTCACTGGACCAGCGTGTCGCTTGCTTTATGACTTGGATTCTGGTAGAATGATTGAACGTAAAGACGAAGAGGAGGATGTATTATGAGGTATCAAGGCGAGTTAAGATTTGATGGTTCGGATTACGACCATGAGCGAGATCGTGTTAGGTTAACAGGTCAGATCAATCGAGTATTTGAATGTGTTAAAGATGGTAAGTGGAGAACACTGAGTGAGATATCAGAAGCAACTGGTGATCCTCATGCAAGTGTAAGCACAAGACTTAGGGATTTTAGAAAGTCTAGGTTTGGTGGGTACAAAGTTGAAAAAGAATATATTGGTAATGGCTTATATAAATATAGGCTTGATGTAAATAGTACACAAGAGAATGAAGAACTATGAGGTCACTCATCATAGACATTGAGACTAACAGCACAGCTACTCATATCTGGTGTGCTGTGACTAAAGACTTATCAACTAAGGAGGTAATAGTATGGGAAGAGAAAGATCAATTAGCAGAATACCTAACAGAAAAAAGCACACTGATAGGACACAATATCATAGGGTTCGATCAGCCTGTGCTACAAAAAGTATGGGGTATCGATACGACTCATCACACAATGGCAGACACGCTAGTCATGTCAAGACTACTGAACCCAATCATCGAGGGAGGACATTCACTCAAGGCTTGGGGTCAAAGACTAGGAAACTACAAGGATGACTTCAAAGACTTTGATGGTGGGCTTACAGAAGAGATGGTCAGCTATTGTAAACAGGACGTGGCTGTTACCGAGACATTACATCAGCGTCTTAGCAATGATCTATTGGTATGGGGTGACTCATTGGATCTCGAACATCAAGTCGCTCTTATTGTTAAACAACAGGAAGAGAAAGGATTCAAGCTCGATGTTAAGAAAGCGTTATTCCTTTTGGCAGGTTGGAGGAAAAGACTACACGAAATTGAGGAAGAACTACAAGAAGTTTTCAGACCTATTGTAACACGCAGGTATAGCGAGAAGACAGGCAACAGACTCAAGGACAAAGTAGAAGTGTTCAATCCAGGATCACGCAAGCAGATAGCACATCGTCTCATGGCTCTGGGTTGGCAACCAACTAAGCACACAGAGAAAGGATCGGTGATCGTTGATGAGAAAGTCTTACAAGCTATTGACTTACCTGAAGCTAAACTCATTGCAGAATACTTACTCGTTCAGAAACGGGTGGCTCAAGTTGAATCATGGATTGACCATGCTGATAACTCCGACAGGGTTCACTGTAAGGTCATCACCAACGGTGCAGTCACGGGACGAATGACGCACAGTAAACCTAACCTAGCACAAGTACCTCGTGTTGGTAATCCGTTTGGTAAGGAGTGTCGTGAGTGTTGGACGGTAGAGGACGGTAATGTACTTGTAGGGATAGATGCGTCTGGTCTTGAGTTGCGTATGCTTGCACACTACATGCGTGACGAGGAGTACACCAACGAGATACTGAGTGGTGACATCCATACAAAGAACATGGAGGCAGCAGGTCTTACTAACAGGGATCAAGCTAAGACTTTTATCTATGCTTTTCTCTACGGTGCAGGTCCAGCTAAGATAGGTGCTATCGTAGGTGGTGGTGAACGTGAAGGTAAGAAGTTAATCGATAGCTTCCTTGCCAACACACCAGCACTCAAGACACTGAGACAGAAGGTAGATAGACTAGCTAAACGTGGTTGGCTACCTAGTCTTGATGGTCGTAGACTTATGGTTCGATCAGCACACGCTGCCTTGAATGTATTACTACAAGGAGCAGGTGCAGTAGTAATGAAACAAGCATTAGTATTGTTGCATTCTAAACTAAATCGTGGTATAATAGATGCTTCATTTGTAGCTAATGTTCATGATGAATGGCAGATAGAGACGAATGAAAAACTTGCTGAATCTGTAGGTCAAGCTGGCGTTCAGGCAATTCAGCAAGCAGGACTCACACTAGGGCTACGTTGTCCACTCGATGGTGAGTATAAGATAGGTACTAATTGGGCAACAACACACTAAGGAGAAGTAAAATGCAAGACTTAAAAGCAATAAAGGTAAAAGCTGATATCATGTGGGCTTTTCTTGACACACCTAACCAGATGTCTGAGAAGTATCAGGTTGATTTGTGTAACCTATCTGATGGTGCAGTTGCTGCACTAGAGGATCAAGGTATTCAAGTGAAGCGTAAGGAAGATAAAGGCTTCTATATTGTAGCTAAATCTAAGAAGTTTCCTATCAAGACTGAGATGCCAGATGGTTCAGGAGTATCAGGCAAGGTAGGTAATGGGTCAAAGGGAGTAGCATGGATTAAACCATACGCTTATCAGTTCAAAGGTAAGGCAGGTGTATCCGCAGGTATCAACAAGCTAGTCATCACTGACTTGATTGTATATGATGCTGATGAGACAGCCCTTGATGATAGCTTAGAAGAAGCGTTGTAATGAGTACCCCGTCAATGCAGGATGTTCACGCCCTCATTGATGGGGACATCCTCGTTTATCGTGTGGGCTTTTCTGTTGATGATCCAGAGGAAGAGAAGTACGCCATCTCCAGAATGGGACACTTTATTGATAACCTCCTAAGCATAGAGGGGGTTGAGTCTTACTCTGGTTTCATTACAGGCAAGTCTAATTACAGGCAAGAGATAGCTACCGAACTTACTTACAAAGGTAACAGAGCTAAGGCTAGAAAGCCTGTGCATTATGATACACTACGTAAGTATCTAACTAGCAAGTGGGGCTTCGAGTTAGTAGAAGGTCAAGAAGCTGACGATGCTATAGGCATTGCTGTCTATGATCTACCTGAAGATCGTGCGTGTGTCATGTCTATTGATAAAGACTTGGACATGTTACGAGGCTGGCACTACAACTTTGTTAAGCAAGATTTATATTACGTAAAGGAAGAAGATGCTATAAGAAATTTTTATACGCAGATACTAACTGGTGATCGTGTTGATAACATTCCAGGACTTAAAGGTATAGGTATTAAAAAAGCCACTAAGATACTACAAGACTGTGAAGGTGAACAACAACTGTTCGATGAGGTACTGTCTGCTTACGATAATGACATTGATAAACTAACTGAACGTGCGAGGTTGCTATGGATAAGAAGACAAGAAAAGCAGTTGTGGAAACCGCCAAGCAATTCACAATAGGTTATGTCCAATGGGTTGATGCTGTTGCTGATGCAGGTTGGGAAAGCGATTCCAAAGCTGATGTACATCCTGTACTAAGCGTAGGTTTCTTAGTAGATGAGACTGATGATGCTGTCTGTCTTGCTGCTGCAATCTCTCACGATCAGTCTAACTCTAGGATACACATACCGAAACAGTGGATTAAAAGTATTAAGAAAGTAAGACTAGATAAGTTTTTAGATTTAAGGAGAAAGCCATCAAAACCCAAAGTGCAAAAGCAAAAGGAAGAAAGCTACAGCAATGGTTCCGAGATCAGATCCTCGAACTCTTTCCCTTTTCCAAAGACGATGTAAGATCAACAAGCATGGGAGCAGGTGGTGAGGATATCCTGTTCTCCCAACTAGCAGGTGATAAGCTAAAGATATCTGTTGAGTGTAAGTCAAGAGAGTCTATGGCTGTCTACGCTTTCTATTCTCAAGCTAGTGACAACTGTCCCGAAGACAGAGAACCTGTGCTTGTTGTTAAACAAAACAAGTCTAAGCCGTTGATTGTAGTTGATGCGGTTTATTATTTACAATTGTTAGAGAGGTCAACATGAGACACTTAGTAATCCCTGACACACAATGCAAACCCAACAACTCATTTGAGCATTTAGAATGGGCTGGTAAGTACGCTGTCAAGACTAAGCCTGATGTTATAGTACATTTAGGAGATCACTGGGACATGCCAAGTCTTAGTGTCTATGACGTAGGTAAGAAGGCATTCGAGGGTAGGACATACAATGATGACATCGAAGCTGGTAACAAAGCTATGGATGTATTCATGAAGCCTATCGTTCAAGAGCAGAAGAGGCAGCGTGTCAACAAGAAGAAGGTATGGAAACCCAAGAAGATATTTCTTATTGGTAATCACGAGCAACGTATCGAGAGAGCTATCGAGTCTGATAGAAAACTAGAAGGCTTGATAGGTTACAGTGATTTTAATCTAAAGAAATATAACTGGGAGGTACACGACTTTCTTTCCGTACCTATTGTTAATGGTATAGCATACAGCCATTACTTTACATCTGGTGTGATGGGTAGACCTGTTAGTAATCCTGGTT